GATTTTGACGTGTGCCATGGTGTTGCCCTTTCTATCGTTGTTCGCCGTAGCGTCGACCGTATCGGATGATTTGGTCGTGGTTGTGTAATCCGATTGCGCCTGTGGCCAGTAACCATTCGGCTAGGTGGCCGAAGTTCATGATCCTGCCGATGACGTATTCGCGGATTAGGTGTTCCCGGTCAATGCTGTTGATGGCGTTGACTTTTTCGAGTTCGAGCAATAGGTGTTTCATTGCGCCGATTACTTTTGGTTTCGGAGTTTCCATTGTTCTTTTTCCTTTCTCCATTGGTGCTGTTGGTAATCGTAGCAGGTTGAGCATTGCCAGTCTATCGTTTTGTGTTGCGCACATTGTGGCGTGTCGCCGCCGTAGGCTTGGGCGACAGTCGCAACATTTTGTTGATCATTGTTTGCTAAGGCGGTTGCGCCCTGCCCGGAGGGCGGCGCACCGCCGGCTCTATTCTTTATATGTTCTTTATGTACTTGGGTGTCGTGGGTGACACCCCTTTTGGTCGTAAATGACACCTCTGAGGTGTCATGGGTGACACCATGGGGTGTCGTGGGTGACACCCCTGTGGATAAGATTCGGTACCTGTTTGTGCCTTTGAATGCGCCACGTTTGTCAACCTGAATCTGCCCTGATTGTTCGAGTTCGCGCAGGATTCGTTGCACCTGTCGACGCTTCAAACCAACGTAGGCGGCGATGGTGTCAATTGCGGGCCATGCTGTGCCAGACTTTGTTTCGTTGGTGTGGTCGGCAATGACGATGAGTACCAGTTTATGTGCGGGGGATTTTTGGGTGGATCGTATGACCTGTTTGACAAGTTTGAAGCTCACAATGTGATTCCTTGTAGTAGTCGGGTGATTGCAAGTGTGGCTTGTTGTGGTACAACACCGTTACCACAGGCTTTGAGTTGTTCGTTGCGTGTGATCTCGCAGTCTGTTACCCAGCCGGGTGGTAGACCCATCATCCATTCTGCGAATTGTGGGTTGAGTCGTGCTTGTCCGTCTCGACCGTCTGGGATGGTGGGTGGTGGGGCTGGGTTGTTTGTGATGGTTTCCCATTGGTGGATTGCTGGGGCAAACTTCCCCCAGGTGTCGGTGAGGAATATCTCAACTTCAAGGCGACCTTTTGGGTTTCCTTTGGCTATTTCGTTTTTTGATGCTCCTTTCATGGATGCCATGGTTGTGGGTAGCAGGTCGTTGACTACGGTTTTGCGCAAATTGCCAGATGATGCTCTAGGTTTGCCGTTAGGGTCCCCACGCTTTAGTTGGCGTTCTCTGGCCTCACCTGTTCGTGCTGGAAGCATGTCCATCGTGTTCGGGGTTGGCATCAGATCAGCAATGTCGCGTAATGCTGGGCCGTAACCGCCCAGTCTACGATTTGCTATTGTCATTGCACCACTAGAATCTTGCGCTACTGGGGTAGGCAAGTATGAATACGCGTTCACGTCGGTGCGGTGCGCCAGCAGAGGCAGCGGAAACAGTTTCCCATCGCGCATCATACCCGAGGTCGGAAAGGTCTCCGAGAACAGCCCCCAATGCTCGCAAAGGATGTTCTCCATGGGAATCTCCCATACACCACGGGCAGGGTTCCACATTGCTGTTGGCTGTTGCGCTGAGTAGTCCACGGACATTTTCTATTACCACCATTCTGGGTTTGAGTATTGAGATTGCTAGGGCGAACTCTGACCAGAGTCCTGATCGTGTGCCGTCTTTGATTCCGGCTCTTTTTCCTGCGAGTGACACGTCTTGGCAGGGGAATCCACCGCACAACACGTCGACTTGTTCGACTGTTTCCCAGTCAACTTTGGTTACATCACCAAAGTTTGGGATGCCAGGGAATCGTGTTTCGAGGATGGTGGATGGCGCTTTGTCAAATTCGCAATGCCACACCACTTCACCACCTATGGCGTTTATGATGCCTAGTTCGAGGCCACCGTATCCGCTGAATAGAGATCCTATTTTCATGTGGACTCCAATTAGAATCCCCCGGCCTGCTAGCACAGAACCGGGGGAAGTATTAGGGGAATCGTGCTAGCGATTATTGGTCAGCATACTCCTCGTATTGTGAAACTGACACCCAGACACAAAAATCAACTTCGGCTGGAAACTTTACGATACCGAGCGAATACACTTGGTGGTCGCCGTCTGCGAATGCCCCGGCACGTTGCATACCGTCAAGAATGGATTTTGCCAGGTTGTCGACATCCTGTTTTGCGTGACGATCTGTGTAGACGCTGATTGCGACACGTAGTTTGCCGTTGAGTGATAACATTCCGTATTTGTCGTTCCACGCAGCTGCAACTATTTTTTCCCAGTCAACGGTTGTTTTCGGTGTGTAGACTCCACCTGTTTTGGTCATGCGTGGTCGCCCTTTGGGTACTGCACGGCCTCGAATCTCGAAGCGCAGCAACTTATCCATTGAGTGCTTTCTTGCGAGCTGTGAACTCGGTTATGAGTTTGGTGGAATCCCCGGAGTCGACGGCGCGTGACCATAGCAAATTGAGTTCGTCGAGTGTTGCAGCGTTTTGTACGTCGATTGCGGTGATTTGCGCCTCGGATGGTGCCCCACGTTGAGCTTTTGCCATCTCAGTGCGTGATGCCCGGTTCTTTGATGTGGTGAAGTTTGCGGTGGCTAATGCCCGACCGATTGCGCTGGTCTCCGCGTTTTCGTATGCACTGGTCATGTTGGCCCCAGCACCACCGTCAATCTCAAATGCGAGGCCTGTGCCTCGTGGTCGCAGCTCATCAAACACAAAATACACTTCGGCGTATACGCGCCATTGTTTGCGGTCACGGTCGGCATCGGTGGTTAGATCGCGTGTGACGATTGCCCCGTCAGGGTATTTTTTCCAAAATGCTTCGATGCGGTCTTGGACTGTGGCGTAATCTGCCAGGTTGAATCTAGCCATTCTGTAACTCCTTGTAGTTGGTGAAGTCGATAATGAAGCGTTGTGCAACGTTGATTAGTTCCGCGATCATGGTTTCGTCGCGTTCCATGATGATGTGTTTGGGTTCCATCCATGCTGGAACAAAGTCGCCTGATTCGGATGTGGCGCGAAGCAACCACCCGAACACACACTTTTGTGCCCCGGTGACGTGTAACTGCCATTGGACTTGTCGACGGTACTGGATAGGGATTGCGCTGCCATCCCAATCTTTGCCAGTCGTTTTGACTTCGGCAATGATTGACCAGTCATCGTTCAGGCCGTCAGGTGTTGCCAGGTGCCATCGGTAGTCGCCGTCACCGCGGATTAGCCAGTCGTTGGGTTTGATTCGATACTCATGAGGTAAGCCTTGTACAATCCATTCCTCGTAGTCGCGCCCAAACTTCATGTACTCGTTGTCCGGAACTTCGTTGTCCTCTGGGAACAGGGCGTTCTTTAGTTCAGCGTCGTACCCGGCAGGGCCTGAAGCGGCTTTGGCAACGGTTGTCGCTGACACACCGTATTGGCGTGCTTTGTACCATTCATCGGTCTGTGACCGGGCGACCATTCTGTTCAAGTCTCTCAATTATCTGTTGTCCTTTCTCAAGCATTACTTTAGTCAAGTTTGCAACAGAGGTCTGACGTAATATTCGCTCACGTCTACGGTAGGCACGAATGTCACGCTTCCCTTTTTCGCGTTCAATTCGTGTCCGCGTTTTGTCGTACCCGGACATCGCTTGTTTCAGCTCGGCGAAGTGTGCAGCTCGCGCTTTGACCGCGGCGGCAGTCTGTTCTGCCTGGAGTCGGCGCAGCTCGTCACGGACTATGTCGACGTGTGGCCAGCGTTCAGTCTGTGGATCCATACCAAACCAATGCCAAACCGATTGTGCCGGGCACAATGGCCCATATGGCGTTGATTAGGCAAATAATAAAACCAATCATGGTCAATGTGCGACCGAGGTTGAATGCTTGCTGTTTAGGCATGGTGCTCCTCTGCTAGTAGGTGTGTCACACCATAGCATAAAACAGGGGCAGTCGCCCCCTAGAACGACTGCCCCACCCGAATAGGGAGAAAGGTTAGAACCTACTCGGGGATAATCTCATGCGTTGGTGTCATTGTCTCAACCACTAATGCTTCACGCTTTTCGCGGCGGCGTTCACGCTTCTCTTTCAAAAACACGCGAGCAGGATCAACAAAGCGACCGTTGAGTTTGATTGCAAAGTGCAAGTGTGGCCCTGTGGTTTGTGTTCCGGTGTTTCCAGTCTTGCCAATGATGTCGCGCTGTTGGACACGTTGCAACGGTTTCACGTTCACCTCGGACAGGTGATAGTAGACGGTGTAAAAACCGCCAGGGTGACGAATCTCTACATGCTTGCCTGCACCACTGTTGGGGTTGTTGCTCGCTTTCATCACGCGACCGCGTTCAGAGGCCCATACAGGCGTTCCTACAGGCGTGTTGTAGTCAAGTCCGGGTGTTGCTGCGCCACGTCGAACGTGAGCTGCGAAATCGTCGTTGACGGTTTTTGTTTTGACCGGGGGAATGAGGTCGGCATCAGCCATGATTTAGCCTACTTTCGTGAGGATTAGTGAAGCGATTACGGCCACAATGCTGGATATGCCAGCGAATGACCATACTTTCATTTCGAGGTTTCGGATACGGTTTTCGTGGTCGTCGAGTTGTTTGGGGTGGTCGCCAAGACGAATTTCTAACTCGACCAGTTTTTCGTAGATCCGTTCGAGTGTGACCACCACCCCGTCGCTCACTTTTTTCCGTCTTTCGCGCGAGCTGTTTCGATGGCACTGTTGATGGTTGCATCGAAGTCGCCGTCGTCAACTTGCCCTTTGCCTGCGTAGATGAATGCCAGGGCACCAAAGATACCTAGGACACCTGTGAGAGCCCCCATGAGGGCGCTTTGGGTGACTGTGAGGCCGATGGCGGAACCTGCACCGAGTCCGGCGATGGCTGCGCCGAATGCGAACGAGGCGATGCGGAGTATGCGTTTGATTAGTTCAGTCATGTTTATACCTTTACGAGATAGTAGTCGATCATGTACCGGTCGGGGTCGACCGTTCCATTGATGCCGATTATGCGATATGTAGTTGTGCCCCCACCGTAAATTAGTGAGATTGTTTTGCCAACCGTCAACGATGAAACTGATGACAAATCCTCTTGAGCATTCCAACGGATTCGGCTGACCCGAACACTCGTCGTGTTGAATGCGGCCGCAACCGCAATAGCACGGTTTTGCAAACGATTGTTCAGGCTCACGGATTGTGAATTTCCAACCTCGCCTGTCCAAACCGTAATGTCTGACGTTCCTTTGCCACTGTCACCATCAATGTAAGACATGGTGAATGATTCGGTTGATGTGGTTCGGTGCATGTGCAACGCATCCAACCACATAATGTCACCAACAAATATGTTGCCACCACCGCTGCGGTTGTAAAGAACTGATATTGTTGCGCGGTTTGTGTTTGCCGGGGCCTGAGCAAAATG